AGTCAGCTACCCAACAAACCGTCGACCGTAAGATGGAACGGGTGAGGGGTTCCACGCAGGTGGGACAAAAAAGCTGGCAAGTTCTCTCCGTAGCCCTCGCCTTCTCCTGCCTTGAGAGTTTCAGAGACTTCTCTCCCTTGAAGAGGGTGCTCCTCTTAAGGGATTGGGTAGGAGCGGCGAAACGAAAAGGGCTAGTTCCTCCCTACCTGGTCAGGGGACGACTGCACTAAATATGTGCAGTTTTGTACACTTTGGGTGACCAGCTAGTAGGTCATGTCGCGCTTTGGCCAGTTCTCTTTACCTTGCGCTCAGACTGCACATTTGAGCTTATGAGCGGCATGGACGATTCCAAAGCCGACCTGCTACGGCAAGCATTCTCGAAAATACCCGTCAAGGCCGTTAACTACTATCAAAACAAGCCATTATATTTGACAGTAAAATTACAAGATAGTGTATGTTCTATTAAGCTACCCTATGTACATAATGCTAATACACAAGATTTTATAAATATAAAGGATGCACTTAAGAAGTATGGTTTTAAGTATAGCCCGATGCCTGAGAACGCTTGGCGCGGAGATAGACGGCAGTTTGCACTTTTTGCATCACAGTATTTTGAATATCTCGGTGTTGAAGCTCGCATTCTGGCTTATACACTAGGTGCTAAAAACAGGTATATAGATATTGTTAATGAAAAGCTGCAGGCTTTAGATACATCTACCTTAGATACATCTACAGATAAAGGTTTAGAGATAATTGTTCCTGATAACATTGCTAAGTCTGTCAACAAAGATTTAGAGATGCTTAAGGGGCTAGTACCTAGTCTGCGGGATTATCAGATAGACGGGATACGAAGTATGCTACTGACTTATGGTAGTGGCAAGAAGGGTTTTTTACTATGTGACGAGCAGGGATTAGGTAAGACTGTGCAAACTATCGCATTTTTATTAGCAACATATCGTAAGGGCATGACTGTTATCATTATGGCTCCTGATGTGATGTTACAAGAATGGTATGATAGAATTGTTGAGTTTGATACACAACGGTTTTTACTTCCGCGTGTAACACTGAAGAGTCCTACACCTCAAAGAATAAATATCGTTAACTACGCCACACTCACAGCTAAGAACAAACTACATTCACTTCTATCACTTGAGCCAGAAATCATTGTATTTGATGAGATACAAAATTTAAAAAGTCTTAAATCTAAGCGTGTTAAGAATGTCATACCTTTGACTAGTAAGGCCAGATTTATACTTGGTCTTACTGGAACACTTGTGAAGAATAGACCAGTAGAAGCGTATAATATACTTCGTTTGCTTGACATGTTACCTAATGGTATAACCGATGTAGTAAAGTTCATTAGGAATTTTGAGGGTGAGACGGCAGCATATTATTACAGGACAAGCAATCATGCTCGTTATTATACTACTATAGAGGCCGAGAAAGCTGCTAATCTTGTAACTTATCTTAAAAGTACGCAGCAATATATCAGAAGATTAAAAAAGGATGTGCTTGCCGAACTACCAGCTAAAAGCCGTATCTTTGTCAACATAGATATCACTAATCCATCTGATATGCACCTTATGGAGGCTATCAGCGAAGAAGCTAAGATTAGAAGCATGTTAGAGGCTAACCTTAAGCTTCCGAAAGATATAGCTATGCGTATCTCTACTTACCGTCGTCTTATAGGAATAGAAAAAGCTCGATGGGTTGTCAGTTACGTGCAAAATAAGTTAGAAGGTAAGAATAAGTTTATTATATACGCACATCATAACGAAGTCATAGACTACATTAAAAATAAATTGTCCGAAATGTGGTCTGAATATGAGATTTATGTTGTTGACGGTCGTGTTTCTAAGAACGAACGAGCTAGGGCTGTAGCAGCTTTCCAGTCCCAAGAGGTTGAGAAAGCCATTATCATCGCTTCCTTAGCTGTAGCTTCGGAGGGGCTGACTCTCACTGCTACAGACGAAATCGTCTTTGCTGAAACAGACTGGGTGCCAGCTACTATGCTACAAGCCGAAGACCGAATCCACCGAATTTCCCAGCAATCCGATAAGTGCGTCTATCACTACATCATCGCCATCGGAACACTAGACCAGTATATTTACAACGTTCTCCGACAAAAAGAACGATACCTAAAATATATAAATACACAATAATATGATTTCTCAACTCGCAATCAAAGTCATAAAAAAGAAAAACATAAATCTATCAAGGCCCATAAAAACTAAGTTATTATCAGAAGAAAAATTAAAGAATTTTTTGGATATACATAAAAACTTTAGCTATTACGATCTGGTTAATATATATGCTATTATAAACAACTACTGGCCAAGTGGGGTATCGGAGCAAATACTAAAAAAGTATTTAGATATATCTTTGATAGAGATAAATAATAACAATATCAAGCTCACACCTTTTGCACTTAAATTAAGTATAGAATATCTTATTTTATATGGAATACTAAAGACTTGTATAGATACGACCTTAACTACCTACATAGAGCAACATATAAATAAATATCACGAGATACATAAGAAATCCCAACCCGCAATAGCAGACACTTCTGGTCAATACGAACAACTTATAAGGTCAAGTTCTGAAAAGCCTGTAGAATTGAACAAGAAGGCCATGATGCAATTCCTCAGTTCTATGGGGATAAATTACGATAAAGAATACAACGACAACTTCTACTTAGACTTAGTAACTAATATTATTCATTCATTGCATATGCCATATCGTCCTTTAGCTGGTCGCATGCGACTGGGTAGTAATAATTTCGTGGAAGCATTATATGGATATAATCGTTTACGTTTTTGGTTAAATGTTAGATCGATAAGCTCAAATGTATTTACACATCTATTTATTAATGGTATGTTAGATAAAAAAGAAATAGGTGGTGTAGAGTTTTATCGCCTAAATGCTGCAGGTCAAGCATTTGTAACATATAAATATTCGCTCAACATTCATAATATAGTGTGTGGTCGCCAACAAGTTGTAACTCCTGTATTCTTCGTTTATGACCATGTGATAGTTTGACAAAGGTTAGTATATTTATGATATGCCGGGTTATCTATTTTACTATCATAGGCAAACTCCGAAGATTCAATTACCTAACTTGAATGAGGTGTTACGAGATTCAAAGCCTACCAGTGTTATTACTTATGAGCGAGTTACAGACTTTGGCATCGTTCCATTCTTATATATAGAAGGTTTAGTCTCTAATCCTCACTACGACATTACAAATAAAATCAAACAACAACTAAAAACGCAGAATGTAGAACCAGAAAAAATAAAAGTAATCTATTATCAGAAAGATGAACTACATCAATATAGCCAATCTCGTATTCCATGGCACTACATTGGTACTAAACTAGTCAAACAAAAAATAAGAATAGAAGAATTAAACAAGAAGTTAGACAAAATAACATTAGACAAGTCTGAGGTTGTATTTTTAGAAAGTAGCAAGGCTGGTAAGGAGCTGCTTGGATTTTTGGCCGAACGGGATGTAGATGCGGTCGAAATGCTGAAATTCTTCTTAGACAGGGCATCTCAAAAACTGAAGATAGAAGTGCCTATCAAAGACTATGACCTGCTTTACGACATGTTATACGACGTGTATGAATACTATATATGGTACGGAGTACGCGGCGAAATAGATAACTTCCACATGCTTATAGAAAACTTTTATCGCTATTACTTGCTCAATATTCTCCCTAAGGCAGTCGGACTCTACTGGTTAGACACCTACTACGACCCAAGTGCATTAGTTACCCAAATCAAGCTATGATTACACTATCTGTAGAAGAACTATTCAAAAAATTCGTAGACTCAGACGAATTTATAATACTTTATCGGTTAAAAGACTTGGGTCACTTACTTAAATCAAAACAAAGCATAACAACGCAATTTGCGAAGTCACTAGATACAGATATATATAATTTTCTGGCCGAGTACTTCAACTTAGAATATGCTGACAATATCACAGCGGAACAATTATCTAGAAAATTATATGGATACAAAACAGGATTGTACTACATATTCATGACTCTTTTTGTTAACTATTACTATCGTAAATATTATGTTATACCGCACGCATCCACACTCCTAAAATATAATGTTGGTTTAGAGGAGGCACTCCTATTCTGGCCTAATATAAGTAGCGCAATAGTAGATATAAGGAAGAGTATAGTAAATGCAATGGAAATCAATCAACTTATTAGTAGTGTCAGAAAAGTTAACCCCTACATCATAAAAGAAGTAGATGAGTTTATGGATGTTAAAAAGTTGATAGGTATGGGTAGCCAAGATGCTCTAAATAAAATAGCAAAGTACGATAAAGCACTAGCTATAGCTTTTATAGTACAATCGCTATCTTATAAAATACTACTAGATATGGGCAAAAAAGTGGAAACATTGATAGGTTTAGATGTATACAAAAACTTAGAATAAAAGCTAAGTGTTAAAAAATTGTATTTCTCTTTGTAGTATTTGTCTGTATATTCTATCAGTATCTTTTATTTTGTTATTTAAGTATCCTTCTATGGTATTGTTTCTTGGTTGTACTTTCGTAACTATTTTTTCCATACAATACTTCCATAGCATCTGTATTGGGTTATCGTACTTTTTTACTGCATTACTGTTTGCCCTAACATCACCTAATCCTTCTTGCATTATGATTTTCAGGTGCTTCTCACCTATCTCGTCAGTAAACCTTCTAACAATCTTCTTATAGGCATCGTTTTGTATTTGTTTTTCTATATCACTACTGGTTTTGAATATATGCATTAAATCATTAATAGCATTGTTTGTTTCTTGTTCATTATGAATTTTATCCGATTTTGTTGTAGCTAAATATAGTAAAAGTAAGTAGAAAGCAGTTGGGTAATATAACACATGATACCAAGACCTTTTGTACTCTGGCTGAGTCTGAGCGTCAAGCAGCAATTTAAACGCTCTACAAGCGCACTCAGGTTTTAGTGTATAACCGTTATTGCGATAGTCGCCACCAGCTACGCCCGCAAAACCACCGTACAGGGCATGACGCCACAAATGAAAGGAATAGATAGAACATTTATAGTTTTCTGAGTTTCCTATTAGATTATTATAATAACCCGTTATATTATTTATTTCCACATCTTTTGTCTCTGGTGGGTTAACTACTGGATAGTAAGCAATAGATATAACAATGTAGTCGCCTATATTCAGTTTGAAAACACTTTTGTATATTCTCTTAGCATACAAAAAGTACGATGCTATACCAAAGCGAGTACCAGAATGAAGTTTTTTGTCGTAGTCTCGTCTGTTTCGTTCCATATTTATTTTAAGCTGGTCAGGGTGTGGGGCGTTTCCGGCATCGGCGAAAAGATGTTGATCACCGTCTTCATTACGCAGAATCGCACCTACCGAAAAAAGCAGAGGTGGCTTAGAAAAAACATAATCTATTACTTGTTTTACAGCTCCTTCGTTGTCCAGTAAATAAGTGATTGGGTTTGCTTCGGGCGCTTGTTCTACAAGATTAATACCCCGTATCAACTCTGATTTGACAGCATATTTTTTATCACAATAATACGGCTCTCTTGATGTGAAACTTATATTTTGTCCTCTTTTTGTTGCCCCACGAGCTTTATTCATATCTGTTACAAGAAAGAAATCAGCTTTAGGTGCGAAGAACAGATCGCTAACCTTGATGCTTATAGGTGAGCTATTATTACCATCATTCTCTGGTTTCAAATAGAGTACAGTATCCTTACTCCATAGCAGATCAGCCCCTACAAATACGCCAAGTTGTTTACAATCATATGTCTTATAAACATTATAAGTAATTACTACGGGCTTGCGTTCATTATTATAAGTACCATTGCTTATAGCCACCTTTTCTAACCAGTAATGGGTCGGTGTCATAAAGGCTAAAAGTTAGATGGTTTTATTGCCATACTCGTAGTTATTATCGGACGGTTTATGTTCAGCTGCTGGTATAGCTTATTTTTATAGTTTTGTATTTCCTGTGCGATTGTAGAATTTACAGCTTTTCCTTTAGCGACTAAGTCTCGCAAAACATAATGGACAGAAGCCACGGCATCGGCTATGTCTTTGGAGGAATTTGGAGAATGGTCTATCTTTGGTTTGAAACTAGCTCCTACGACCTTATAACGTAAATTAGAAAGCTCGTCTATCAAAAGCTGATTCTTAGTTATGTTTATTGTCCTGTCTATAATAGCTTTCTTTAAACTAAAATATATACTTGGATTCTGGTCTATAGATATTGTTTGGGTTTTGATTCTAGTTTTTATAGCAATATCTTGAAGAAGTTTATAGGATTGATATGTATCTGCCGTTACAATAGATATTTGCCTTTGCTGGGCTATTTGTATTATTAAACCCTCTATGAGGTGCATAGGTATGTCGTCACCTTCGTTGTGGATACCGAAAGCTACGGGCACATAGATAATATTATCGTCGTACCAGTAACCTATTGCAATGCCCGTATTATCACCACGTATAGATGTGTCTATATGAATGGCTAATGTCCTATCAATAGGTAGTGCTGAAAGTATAGGTTCCAGTATGGTGTCCATATGCATAATACTTAATAAATCGCTAGTGATACGAGGGAGATTCATAACTGCGCTAACCATCTCGCGTGTGAAAAGTGAGTTTGGAGGCCTTACGCTAACCCCAGCTAACGATATCAGCGCTTCGTAAATATTAGTACTAAACTCTTTCTCAAATTCTTTGGGCACTTCTATGATACGTTCGGGTTCGTACTTACTTAGCTCCTCAGGCGTCACATCCTCCTTATCGCCTATTATCTTAGGCTCTCCTAAAATACCGCCTGTATAGACCCAAATAGCACCTTTCTTAAAGAATAGCCCTGTGTGTGCTTTGGCTTCCCACTGCGACATACGAACTGTATAAAAGTCCTCAGCTCTATAACCCAAAAAATCTACAACACTCCCCTCATAAGAAGCAGAAGTGTCTATAATGATATTACCCAAATAGTCCTTAGCAGCTAAAAATCTGGACTTGAAACGATTATAAGCCTGTTCCAACTTAAATCTTATTACACCTTCGTTAACAAAGTTAGCCTCTGAAAAAACATAAAAGATCACATCGCCTCCTATGGAAGAGTTACTCTTGGAACCATCGGCTTGAAAATCTATAGGAATAGGCTTCAAATCTTGTTCTAATCGTAGTTCTCTAATCTCTTGGAACAAATCGTGATTCTCAAATACATCCTTAACATACTCCAAAAACTCGATACGAGATTTTTCTATCTTAACATGAAAGAAAACGAACTGAATAGGCTTAGTTATAAATAAATTGAATGCTTTAAAATCTTTTAGGCAGAGTATCTTATATGCGGTATATAACGCTGCGATTTTTGAGACAGTAGATTTGCCAGTGCCAATAGCACCAGTTAGTAGGATATAATTATGGGCAGTGTGTATCGGGTCGGGAAAAAGCTCGCGCAGGTGTTTCATCCACGCAGGATAGATAGACCCTTCCAAACCCAAACGTGTTACAAACTCATCAATTGTAAGCGGCATGATAAAAAAACCCGCTCGTTTAGCTTTATTAACTAAAGCCTCATCAAAATACATATCCACTTTGCTCTAACAGCTCAACAAATGCCTTAATATGTGGCAAAACATCTTTTCTAATAAATATAGTGCTGCCAGATCGGTAATGTGGAACGCTGTATGCTCTAATAACTGTATCTATCTTGTAGGTTGGAATACCTAAGATACCTGACGCTTCATAATTAGTGATATATCTTTTATCGTTTTGTATCGTCTCCATATTAGAAAGTAAATGCTGGAACTACGTTCAAAAGAGTCTTATCGTGATGTTCATAGCTGAAGTTTAACGTCACGGTTTCACGCACACCAGAGGGTTCAGTGGGAGTTTCGTAACTATAGTCATAACTCGTAAATTGTAGAGTGTAAAAGTCGATTCTCTTAACGGGTTTGCGACTAGAGTTGAGGAAGAATACTTGGAAAACAGGTATCAGCACATCTTCCTTTCTGAGCTGAAACTTGTATCGATTAGCCCCCCCAGCACTCATAAAAGATAATGCCATAGCATAAATCGTTTGGTCTTCAAAGTCAATCATTTCCCAATTGACAGTCCCATCACTTTCGTAACCACCATGCTGCTTGATATGTATACCCCGAATATTAACATCGGCATTGCCGACTAAATCTTTCTTAACGTCCAGAGAAAGGGTTTTCATCCTGTGTTTTATTACATCTAAACCAGGCCAATATACTGCTCTTGGCTTAACAGGGATATCAATATCCCACATGTGCTGCCATAAAAACTCTTTGCCACCGCCAGAAAGCCTAGGGTACTCAACAAAACCCAAATAACCCTGTGTAACCCCAAGCTGCGCGAAATCAACAAAGTTAGCCATGAATAAATATACCAACTATTACTATATTTTATCACACAGGTACATTTCGATAAATTTACAACTATGAAGGAAATTATGGAGCTGTACAATCTATGTACTAATTTATTTGATTACCTAGATCAAGGTAAAGGACGATATTATATGATGTCTTTTGCCGGCCACATAGACGATGTCGTAAGCCTATACTACAAGTGGCCGATAAAAAACATTGCTCAAATATGGATCAAAAGCGCCCTAAGTATTAATGATAACGATACACTAAACAAGTTCGGTATTCTATTAAATGAAGCAATAAACGGCGACTGTACTAAAAGCGACCCGATTCTACAAAACATACTATGTCAAATCAGCGGACTGCTCAACTCCTGCTGTTGAGCTTCCTGCTTCGTCGCAGGATAGCTTTTTAGGTAGCCCGTAGGGACTACGGTCATCCACCAGAGCCTGCTCCACAGGCTTCACTTCGGGTCGTCCTAACCCTAGAGGCTTGGTTCTCACCTAAGCAAAATACTATCAAAATATACAAAATTGCATTCAATTAGTGTCTTAAGTGTCTATAATACAGAACATGCAATCATTTGGATTGACTGCAAAATAAACTATCTACTATTATATTAATAAGCCTGTCATCTATTATGTCCTCTTTTTTATCTGTTCGCATGTTTTGTAACATATTGTACCTCTCTCTTTCATCTATCGCATCTACTATATAGGCTAACGCTAGCCTAAGTGACGGAGTAGTTAGTGTTTCTAGTAGTTTGTTTATACCCAAACTTTCTTTATTATCCAGAGGTTTTTGCTTAATGGCTTCGTAAATACTTTTGTTATATAAGTATCTTATATCACTATCTTTTATACCACTAATTACTTTCTTAATCCACTGCTTATATTGCGCTTCTGAATCAATAGATTTATACTTTCTAATATATATATGTGTAGTTATTAGCTGTTTTTTATGTTTTATCGTTTCTTTATTGTAAACTCCTGCTTTTATAGCCTCATCTACATCTTTATAAGGTGTATTTAGTAGTATATATACGATTTTATTTTGACGCATGAAGTATTGTGCTAATTTTAGTGAGGCTCTATACCCAGAACGATCAGTGTCCAAAGCTAGATTTATTATATTGTATTTATTCAGTTTAGACAGCTTTTTATCATTTATATTCAATCCTAGCAGAGAAACCACATTTGTTATACCTATACCATAGAGTGCGATAGCGTCAAGGATACCCTCAGTTACATAAATCTCGTTATTTCTGTCGTAAGGGTTGTAGTTATAAACGACATCAACAAGCGATTTATTAGGCTCTGCAGAGTATATATACTTGTATTCTGAATTATCACTAAGTGTTCGAAACATAAATGTTATAACCTTATTGTTTTCTATAATGGGGAGTACGATGAAAATATTTTTGTCTGTTTTAGGGAAGCGCATGCGTTTAATCCTTTGTTCACCATAAAGAGTAACGAGTTCATTATACATCTGAGAATCCCACATGCCAATTATGAACTTGTTTATAATAGAAGTTATAGTTTCTTGTTCTAAAAAAGAAAATCTCTTTTTAAGATAATGAAAACAAGTAGAATCTGTATTTTTGAGTAATGCTTTAGAGAGATAGCTGGCTATTTGCCGCTTGAAGTACAAGGGGTTATTTTTAGACTTATTATCTTCGTCAATCTGGATGTTATACCTATCGCATAAGATTTTAGCAGCTTCTGAGTATGAGACTTGTTCCATCAGAGCTACAAATTTGATAACATCACCACCATGCCCAGAGGAAAAACATTTGAATATGTTTTTGTCAGGTAAAACAAAAAAAGATGGCTTAGTTTCGCGTTTAAATGGTGATAAGCTCATATATTGACGGCCCACTTTCTTAAGAACAATACCGTAAGACTGTACAACATCGACTATAGAGATACTATTTCGTATCTTCTCAAAATCCATTTCTATTAAGAAGGCGGATTTTGTGCAACAGCTTTCATATAACTTGAAGCGATGTTCGCGAAGATACCACCATTACTGAACACATATTCCGCCTGGTGGTGGTAGTCTATATCATGTTTATTCCTCACCATAGCAGGGAATGCATGTTGAGCAAAGCAGCTATTCTGCAGTAGATGTTCATAACTATATCTATGAGGTGACTCTACGGATTCATCAGTCGAAAATGACAGGTGCTTCTGATATGGCCTAATGACAATATCTTGGTACTGCTTACTATTTATTGTACCATCGCTATTATTTAAATCCGTATAAAGTCTAAGACCTATCTCTATCGTATAAGACATTGGCGGGGCACTATATGTGACTTCCGGCACAGGATTATCAAGAAACTTGTAAATATTATCAGACTTGCCAAAGATGATGAAGTTAGGATGAGGTAACGGATGCCCCTCATATAATTTTGCATCATCCTCTTTATACAAGAACATGTTACCTAAGAAGTAATCTGTTATTGTGGCTTCGTAGTGTAGTCCATGTGACGTCACCATGTGGTTATTACTTACGGGAACACCGTACTCGTGCGTCAGTTCGTCTCCAGTTCTTGTAAGAGGCGATGTATTCAGACCACATTGGATGCTCCAAAGGCGGGTCATAGACGGCTCTGCCTCTACAAGGTGGTAGAAGTTGGCTACAGAAGCACCAGTACCCTGCTTTATGATCGCTTGATCGTATCCGCCATACGGCCTCGTCATCACATTGGAACCAGCACGATATCCAGATGGGATTCCAACACCTTCCCAATTACCACCATCACCAACACTAAAACCACTGTTCGTATAGTAAAACTCCACAGACGTTGGCGGATTACCACCTAAATGGTCAAAACTATATAACTCGTTAATCCAGTCTCTTGTTACGTCTCCTCCTAAATAACGAGCTGGGTCATTCATATATATAGCGTCTGCAATCACAAAAAGTGGCATATTAGCTGTCGCTTCAACAGATACAGGATTAGTAACGTTTCGCCTCAGTTGACTATCTGGATAAAGACGAGGTCTAATGAAAACACGCCCAGTGTCTAAGTAAAGCGGATCGTACATGTAGTGCGAGAGCGTATTGGCTCGCAAAACAGGTTGCTTGATAGTCACACGATCGTTGATAGTCCAAAACTCGTATGGGGTTCTGAACATAGATGCATGTGAGCGTGCGTTACTATAACCAAAAACCCAAGCGAACCAGAAGTAATCTATCCGATGCGTAAAGTTCCATATATTGTATCCTCTTGTATTGTAAGTCATATTGAATGCTCCGGGTAGTAAGCCAGACGATGTTACACCTAATATGTTATGTTTTACATTATTACTTTGCCTTAATTGACCAGATGCATCTAACATGTTAGCTACATCTACGTAACTCATTTGACTAAATGCATCTACTGCTATGCTAAAAAAGCCACTGGCATTCCCTCTCCACATGGCGTGATGTTCTACAAATAGTGGTGGCACACTCAAAGACAACAAATTACCTACAGCTTCACCATGACTACTACCTGTAATGATGATACTCATTTCTTTCGGAAAGCGGAATAGCATATTAACATCATCGCCTAAAAGTTTGAGTGCGCTCATTTTATAATCTTGATCCCCTATGCGAAACTTATTTATAGGCCGGTAAACTGGGTAAACAAAAACAGACCATGGCGCAGGATTACGAATCAATAAATCAGCATAATTCATATTATACTCAAACCTCCCAAAACCATTAAACTCTAAGTAGAATAAATCAACATCGGGGATATTGTAATTAAATCTGAAACTAGCATTAGGCGATGTATTGTAAAATAAATCAAATGCATAACCTCTTCTGTACATGTCATTAAATGGAGTCTGCATTCTATTACTAACTATAACATTATCCAACTCTATATTATAAACACTATTAGTGAATATTGAGTTAGCGATCTGTATATCTGATTCTAGTCTAGTATGACTGCTGGTGTTATCAAAAATTGCGCTTTCACCCTTATAGTGGAACACAGGCAGTGGTTCTATATCACTCGCAAATATAGAAGTCCTATATAGCGATAATCGCCGTGTAGATAGACTAGTATTGAAGGTGTAGAATACCGGCACATGGGTCGCTTCTGGTATGAGTATTCTGGGTTGTACTCTTGCATCATTTACTTGTGCGAACGGGACGCTATGATTGATGATATAATTATCGCTGTTAAGTAAAAAGTATAAGCCTCCGAGCCAATCGTACCCGTAGGAAGGCATCGTACCGCTAACCGATTCAATAGCATAGAACGGATAAGTGCCCACACTTGTATTATAAGCATGGTCAATTATGTTATACGTAGTTGTGAATATCAAATCCCTTTTAGTCCAGTATAGACTTTGAAAATTCGTAATAGTGCCAGAGAGTAAACCGAGAATCGTAGAAAGTGTGTTTAAACCATGAAATAAACCACCTGAATTATTATATTTATTGTAGTTAATCAGTGTTTCAGCATTTAATGCATATAGGTCGTAATATTTCTGTTCTAGTAAAGCCTTGACAGTATAGTAATGATGTGGTGAAATCAAGAACTTTTTGATGTTTTTATTTTCTTCCCTCATGTTTACCTCCGTGTGCTGCATGTGTGGCCAGTAGTTGTTGTACGTTACAGTATCAGGCAAGTCATGCAACAGATCCATATCAAATCTCATTTCGTAGACGACTTTGTTATTGTAAGCCGATGAGCCTAGAACATGAGACAGGTATAACATAGTATGAGTAGGGTTACTATACATGCTTAGAAAGAAAGTTTGAGGGTTATGCAGCTGCATGATTGGTGTGATATATGAATAGTTGTTAAGAACTCGATTATAGCGCCTTTCTGTAGTCTGCGTAAGCATCGGCAAAGTGTTGGTGTACATAGCCATGTGGTTTAGCCAGCGGCGCGGTACAGGCAAATGTTGCGCGCCACTGAAAGTGTCGCCAAGCCAGTAGCTGACGATCCACTCTTGATACGACCATTTATCGTAGCCCAAGCCGCTAGCTTCAACAACAGCACCCACCGGGAAAGAAAACGTCAATGGTAAACTTATGGTTGTCCCACTACCCACATTATAGGGCAGATAAAATGGTAGCTGATTACTCGTAATAACCAGATCGCCCACCATGCCAGCATCTATAACGGCATTTGGCCATACAGAACTATTAATAAATCCGCTATAACGGTCAGGATAGATACCAATACTGGCATAAGTGGAAGAAATTGCTTTTGGACTATTAGTGCCTAAGGCGCCATATGGAGCATAAGCAAGATGATCACTCAAGTACAAAGACGCACAACTTAAAGCTTCTTTCTGATATATAGATACTGGATCTATAATTAGTGGTTTAGGATATATAGTTAGTACATCTATCAAGTACGGATTCCTAGCCCAGGATATAACCCTTTCTTCTCGTCTAATATTGGTTATGGTATGGAATAAAGATTTAGGCGATTGAAAATACTTTGTAGGTTGTAAACTAATATTGACGTTCCGCATTACGTTATTTACATTTACCTGAACGTCACGGCTACTACTTAATGGCATACTGCCCATAGACGAAAAGTTAGTTGTTTCGCGTGCTGGTAAGTGATACTCACCGAACTGACGATCGGTATATTGTGAGTAGTTTCTTGCGCCGACCGCACCTGCAGGGCCTACACTATACGCATGCGTAGCATTATATCCTAAAGGCATCACACCAACACTTACCTTAAACCCCTTCACCATCGGCATCCTAACACGATACCGATACCGTTTGACCCTCTTGTAAAACTGAGACAAGACTTTATAATCATTATATACAAAGTAAATATTCGCCTTGTTAGCTAATTCAGACCTAATATAATAAGGATTGCCCACAAAAAACAATGCTTTTGCTGAGATGCTTTGGTTAAGCATAAGATTGAATTCTATATGGGTATTAGGTATATAAATGCCTTCGTTAGGTAATGGAACATACGAACGATAGTGATAAGATTGTAGAAGAAGGTCTTCGTAAATAAGTCTACTAGTCATATAAAAATGTAAGCGAATATCAGTGCCTAATTGCGTGAGTACGTTATTAGAGAGATTCCTAAAAGTAGAACTCAGTGGCCGTTTGATTATATCCCGTTCTAAAATCATTTTAGTACTAGCATAGGAACCACTTAGATTATAATAATCAGTTGCATAGGTATTAGGAGGGTTGTTTAGTTTATTAATACCGCTAATTGTATTAGGAGAGTACTTAAGTGTATTCAAGAAGTTAGTTGTAACTTTTGTGTTTTGGTCTTTGGGATGACCTAATACGCCTATTCTGTCCAAGCGGTAACTTGTATGTTCCTCATCGTGAGCATGGAAGTAAAACATCATCATGTCGTATGCCATTGTGTCGGTTCTGTAATAGTCGTAAAGTTTTCGTAGCACCAGTTCTGATGTCTTGAGATTTGGGCTAGTTCCAGCCAAGAAATTCATAGCTCCAGCCATAGCCAAAGCAGAACGATTATTCTCCAAAAAAGACATGAACTGAGTATCTTCCCTTACAATAGTGGCATCATGGTAAGCAAAAAATTTATAAAAATCAGGATCATGAATACTATTCCCACTTGGTTTATAGACTGGGTCATCGTAATTAATATCATCTTTACGTAAATACGATAACATAGCCGATTGACTTATAGCCATGTTACCACTTACATCTGACGGGGTATGGTTAAAGTCGTATTGCCCATCAATGTAGATGCTATATATTGGCATACCTCTGTTTTTGAAACCAAAATTTTCAAGAGGATACTTATACAATGTTTTAGAATACCTTATAATATCAGGTGAAAATTTTTCGTTTATTGACTTCTCATTATATTCCACCATTAATTCAGTGAAGGGATAGAATAGTTTCACATAAGGCATTCCATATGATACAAGCGGATAAAACTTCTGTGTGCCTACATATACTAAGTTTAGCTTGGCTGTGGACATGTAAAAGGGTTCGTACTGATAATTCAAGTCCAAGTTAGTATCCGCAACCTGTTCGTTAGTTAAGAAAATAGGATAAGAGACAAGATAATACAATTCAGGCGGTATGAAATGTTTGAGCGCTAACTCTTGGTTAAAATGTACTATATTAAATAATCTATAATTTGTATTACCATCATTATAATAATAGTATAAGGGTATATTAGACAACATGTATTGTTGTAAGTAGAAAGACCCGCCTAGTGGTGTTCCATAAGGCGGCGTATCAAAGCAGACAATGTTACCAGTATATAATGCCCAGCTTGATGCCCAAAGCCCATAGTTTGTCCTATTCAGCCACATACCTTCTGCTCTTAGTCTATGCGCAGGAACCTTATAACTGTCATAAATAACACGACTATCCAATGAGAACACAGTACGAATACCATGAACGGCAAATAAGGGAACAGGTGGATGGTAATTACTAATAAGCATATTATAGATAAAATTCTGAGGTATCTCAATCGCTGCCGAAGTAATCAGCGTCATCGTATGAAACACATTATCACGATACACATCACTAACAACTGATAATTGTGTAGGGTTAGTACTGTTAGGGAATTTTCTTGTGTACTTATTAAGTATTAATGAATTATTAATATCGCCATAAGCAATTTCCCCTCCATAGGGTCTTTCATAAGCGATAAAATCTTTATACGGATTCACTACACGACCATAACTATAACCGTACTCGGAGTTAACGCTGAATTTAATTTGAGTCAAAGTAGGTCTAACTTCATCTGGGCTTATAAAATTATTGGGGTTGAACCAAAACGCCATCATGGGCGATATAATATGCTGACTGTCAGAGTATCGCATCCAGTAGCCGTATCCTGTGAATGGCGAAAAGGCTGCCCTTTGAGCATTTAAGTGCATGAGATTTTCAGCATAACGGCCAATGTATGGCCAATACCAAGCTTTCAGATTATAGTCAAAAAATGTATCGTTTTTATAATAACACTCGGCCTGCACATTAGCACCTATCAAATCATAAGGCCAAGCGAAAAGATTACCTATACGATAAAAGACATCGTAATTACCATCAAAAGGTTTTGGCGGCACAACGTAAACTAACCGCTTCCTTTTAGATGGGTCACTAGACCAACTAAAACCTACAGAGGTAACTAATGGATCATAATTATATTCCGCTGTACCATAACCGGTACTATTGGTATTAAATTGGGATCTTAGGGTATTTTGTATATTGGTGGAGGGTGTTATCACGTTGTAGTAAAAGTATGACTGATTACTTCCGTAAAACCTTCCTAAAGCTGAAGTACCAGAAAACCTATTCCACTTAGTTACATTGCCTAAGCTATAATCATAAAGTACTTTATAAAATCCCTTATCATATACATTATCATGGTTATTAGGATGCAATGTAGATGTTGGATATATCCTATATCTTGGCATTTCATCTTTTACAAAAACCACTTTAGTAACAACAGGTAATTTGAAGCTAAACAGACGCGTAACTATATCTTTGGCTGGGAATAGAAACTTTTGATTTTGATCTTGTATGGCTATATCCTCAACTCTAAATCTATAAAGTGAGTTACGTATTTCAGTAATATTTAGACTACCAGGATAGTTGTTCCTATAATACGATGATGGTAAATATAAGTTATTGGGTGTATAATCATCCGAGTAATATACGGTCTTAGGAGTACCACCGAAGTAATTATTATATATAGTGAAGTCTAAGAATGGCGCAAAGGCGTTTAGTGATAAAGCAGATATTGCGAATTTGTGAAGCTTTATATAATCAGCTAACGTAACACCATCTTGTGCAAAAGTTACAGACGACTTATTAGTTATTAGGTGTCTGCCGTATATATCGGAATTTGTGAGTTCAACTTTATAAAAATACACTTTACTAAAACCTTCATATAGCGTATTCATGTTTTTTAGTATTCCCTGTCTAGGTTCAGCATTCAATCCAGCCGACCACTTGTTCCATGCATAGTCTGTGATGAAACCAACATACTCCATATGCCAAAAACCTGAAAAAGGATTAGGCCCAACATTGATAACATTTTCGCGAACTATATTGCTCTCCTCATCGGTCAATATAACACCTAGTGGATTGCCATTTAGAACATCTGCATTAGCTCGTTCAGCAATTAAGTTATCTATAAACATGAATATAACGTTTTTAGGATTGTAAGGATTATCATATACTATCATAGGCTCGTCAAATCTTTCAGTCTCATGGAGCATTACATTCCCCAAATCCTTATCGTTATACAGACTAAGTCCATCTGTTGTGCTGACGAGACTTGTATTGGCATCACTTCTACCGTATCGTAGTGCATCACTTAATTGGCTATATTGAAGTGTTTGGGCTGGCAAGTCTATCTCAAAAATAAGCCGTTGATAATATGTAGGGAACTCGTCGCCACTAGCGGGTCTCGGCAAATTATAAACCACATTAGAACCAGATAGATTATCAAATCTATTTGATATTAGACTAAGATGTTCAGCCTTTCTAATAGGCGTTATAGTATTAGCACTGCCTACTTTATCATTAGAAAGATAATTTATATCTAGCATCATTGTTATATAATCCCTTTGCTTTTTTAATATGTTTACGTTGTCTATTATACCATAAGATATCGGATGCTCTTGGACGATGTTTATCTTGCCTTTATATTTATTGACTTCAAAATCCTTACCAGCAGCTTTATTGAAAACGTCTTCTGTTTTAAACTTCACGTAAACAGCCTCGCTCCACCCAAAGGTTGTGGTTTCGTAATCGTAATCATCGGGTACCACAATCTCAATGTCCTGCTCGTCTTTATCATATGGGTAGGTTGTCCTATCACAGAAAGCCAACTCGCTGTTACTTACCTGATGAATATCACCAAAGCAATTTATAATAGTAGACTCGTTAACAATATAGTAGGCACTACCAGCACTAACACCATCTTCAATAGGATGTAGATAGTCTTTGGTAATATAGTTTTCTCCGACGACAGATTTATCGCTAACCAAATCAGCTAAAACTTTACCACCTACTATAGCTTCAAATTTCCCTAAGTGGCTGCTTACATTACTTACTAAGTCAGTCAGACTATGTCTTACTCTACCCGTGCCTTTTAATGTTCTAGGTACTATAGGTTCTATAAACTGAGTTTTGGTGCGCAAGTAAACTTTATTACTGTGATAAATAGCCACAAAATCATTATTCAAACTTTCAGCTACAATTTCGTTATTCAATTTATAAAGTCTAATAACTACGACAAAGTCTTTGATATTACTGTAATCCAAAACGTGATAAGGTCTTCTTCCTGAGTAAGTTTTTTCTTCGTATTGTATTATGCCTGACAGGTAGTAGGCTGGGTTAGGAGTTACACGGCTAGGGTAATAATAAGCCATGATTGGTCTAGGCCATATTCTGGGATGCGAGAATGCCCACGCTTGCGGCTGCCGCACCTCGCCCGTGGAAAAAGTCGGGAATAATAGATTATGAAAGTTCCATGGCCCTATAAGTTCGTAATTCTCATATATGGCGTTGTAAAAACCTTCACTATTAAAACTAGCATTAAGAGGTACAGGATTGGGATCACCCGTAGAAGGCAAAACATTAGTGTTCATGAGACTACGAATGTAATCCCTATCTTTCTCGTGTACCATAACATATGCTCCGAGCGGGTTGTAAGTTATATACATAGGTGTTAACAAATCAGTCTGATAGTAACTGCTTTTGGTTACTATGTCATCATATATTTTATAATAAGCTATGTGTCGCCTCGCTATATCATTTTCGGTATTATTCCCCTCTTCAAAGCTAACATTCATACTTAATAATGGTCTAATCCTCACATTAGGGAAAAATATCCTATTCGTCAAGGCTATAGTACGTAATACACTATAAGCGAAGAATCTTTTTTGAAGGTCATACACAGCATACATAGCATTCTGTGAAGAATGGGCTGGCCACTTCAAAATGTCATAATAGCTTATGTAATAGCTTCTAAAATCATCAAAAGTAGACCATAGTTTAGCACCATTATTCCAGAAAGTATTGTTATAAGTAAACATAAGATTAGTTAATCCATTCATTGTTATAACGTAACCTTGCATCTCAGTTGGCAGGTTAGTTAGCGTATCAGTTGGCCTATTTCTTATGGCATCGTATCTAACCTCGGAGGTTAGGAACACAGAGCCTGCGTCCATGTAAAACGGGTTAAAATCAGTGCCTAAAAGTGGATCGCTAGTATCTACCAATATTCTACTATAGCTACCGGAACTACCAGGGCTGGGGATTACTAAGTATCTAATTGTTCGGGTCTCGTACCCGCTATTGAATAGTTTATCAATACGTTCTATGGTTGTAAAGCTACCGCCTACGTCAACAAAGAAGTAACCTAAAAAACTATTGTAATAGCCGTATTGTCTCAAACTAAGAATTTCGTAGGGTTGAGTACTATTAGGATTGTTTATGCGATAGCCTTCTGATTCTTGTAGACTTTCAATGATATTGTCTGTCGGAAGTATATCGCGATAAATATTGAAAGCTTTCAGATGTGGTTTTATATCAAATCTTGGCAATATAGTATTTAAATCTCGGTATGGATACAATGGTAAGTAGGGCGCAAAAAACTCATAACGCGCGACTGTATAAATATCGCTCAACGATTCACTTGTAAATCTATGGGTACTGATACTTCTAATAGGACCGGGAAGTTTAAAATTATATATGTAATCTGGTGGCACAATATACAGATAAGTAAGTTCGGTGTTTATCGTATTCATCGCAGTATCAGCCGAAAAATCGTCCAGATGGCCGTGCTGCCAATATCCATTTCTGTCAGTCAATACGACAAAAAACAATGGTGATAAATGATTATAAGTAAGAAGTGGTAATCTGTATAAGTTACTATCTATATTACCCAACGATAATCGCATGTTCGGTATTGGATGTATGTCGTTATGGAAGTAAGCGAATCGGAACTCATACCCAAGCCCGTATTTACTGGCTTCTGCGCCGAATTCTGGAGCATAAGAAAGCATACTATCAAAAGACTGCCAACACCAAGGTATATTAGGGGAAGAATTAGGATAGTCGGGAACGGCTAATGTATAACTCATTAAAGCCAACGCTATTGCTCGCTTTTGGAAAAAACTTTCATTAGGATTGAAACCTATGTAAGTACCACTCATGGTACCGCTATAAACATTCATCCGCCATAGTCTTCTAGGCGTTTCTACAACATTTTCACCTGAGCCTACCCTTACGGGAACATTAGTAATCCCAAAGGGTTGAATAAAAGGTATCACACGACGTAAACGCTGGTCTACACTATCACTATCTACAGTCATATTTAAATCATTAAATCCTAACTCATGAGCAACCCCTGGGTCTATCAACTTTCTAAAATATACATTACTCCATAACAACCCTCTAATATTAGTAGGCGAAGTAGCAAATAAATAATTATCTCGTATCTGATTCTCATTCATAAAGGGTGTATAAGTACCTGGATAGTTAACCCAATTACAGAAGTTGGTAAGTATAGCGTTTTGCGTTCTACCACTTATAAGTTGCCTCCCCAAAAATGAATTGGATAATATATTTACAGATCGTATTGTATTATTCATATTTTGTACTGCCCTTATTGATAGAAAAGCCATTTGTCTATTGAACGGAGGAAGCATAGTATGATAATCAGAAAGTGCTGTAAAGTAAGCGTAAGTCGGTGTTATTTCAGAAAAATTAGTAGAGGGATTAATGTGATAATAGCTATTAGCCTGAGCATAAGCTTTCAAAACCGTATTGTCCCTACGTTCGTTTTCCTGTATACCAAAAGGTATCCTAAAGTGAAAGTTATATTGTCTGGGAGTTAGGGTATATCTACTGAATGTAGGAGGTTTCAGCAATATAGCTTCCTTCTTATTCTCTACAAAACAATACGAATCTATGAGATAAATAGGATAAAACTCTTGGTACATCGGCATAAGGCCAGTTGGGATTGTTGTAGTTTTATGACTCACAAAGTCTTTCCCATTTATGTTGAGCTTATTTTCCATGTATGTCTTGCGACTCCTTTCGGTAAATCTTACAAAATCTTGGGAAGCATAAAAGTGCATCATCGCCGCAGAAGCATAACCAGAAACAATGTAATCGGAGGTATAATAGGGTGTGAAATAAGTTCCATAACGATATTTTGAATCGGGCAAGTACTTCAATGACATACCATAACTGAAAGAACCTCCAAAACCAGCGTGATTAAACGTCGTACCACCCTCCGGCCCTGGCATCAAAAATGTATAACCAAATAGATCGTATGTAGAATTTAAGTTAGGATTTATAGTAACCCAAGTAGAATTATTATAATTATAACGCATGGGATAAAAATAACCGTATGTCTTCATGTTTTGGAAGGTATTGTGATTCACTAACGGGTCAAGATAACCGTACCCATTAGCATTATGCTGAAAACTAAAAGCGCTGTTGTGATCATCTAAATTGAGAGATTCGTAATAGAACACAATAGGAACGTAAAAATACGGGTACATATATCTTTTATAATCACTTCCTGAAATAGTTTCCGTTTTAGTCGGCATACTACTATAAAGTAAATCCATAAAAACCCTACGATAGTTATCCTGATTGACATTCCCGAATTCTATATGCTCAGCTGCACGTAGTATCTTAATAGTTATGACATTGTAATCGTAAAACCTTATGTTATCTATAGTACCCTCTTTAATGAGTTTATGATACGCAAAAGCTCTTTTGTTAGGGTCTGGGATAAAAGGTATGTTAGCTACCTCGGAGGATTTGACATGTTTAGTCCTTTCGTTAGCTAAGTAACTATCTATGCACAAGTTATCCGTAAACCAATAACTATTAGCGCTTAGGCCGTACGTATTAAGCTCGTTTGTGTTGAAGTAGTGGTCGGGTTCGCTAGATGAATAATCAAAAGCGTAGTACTCATATTGGTTCGTTAGATCGTAACTATGTAGGAAGGCGTCAAGAGCGCCCGTGCTACCAAAACCAACTTCGTGGGTATCAACTACCAGCTTTTGACGCCATATAGAAAACTCATAGGTTTTGTAATCATTAGCCAATTGACTGTAACTATGGCTCCTCTTGAATCTATTGGAGTATTTCCCTTTTATTACCAAAAACGCATTATTTAGTTGTTCCGTAACGAGTTTGCCAGAATTGATATACCTACTTAAGTCAATGCACAGGTATTTGCCATCAGATAGCGACCTAAGTTGGCTTTTAGTTGGATTATTGAGGCTTACAAAATGACTACGTTTTGGTGCTCCGACTTTCTTCTTATTGATGTAATCATTGACTAGAGCTTTTACTTTACCAACCAGTTCTACTATGTTAGCATCAAACTGATCTGAAAACTCGTTACTTGCGTTTACACCAGTGCCATCGTACTTGCGATTTTTCAAACTGTTCCATAACAACAATATCTGTCTTGTGGACACAAATGAGACAGGTGCTAAAAGGAATATGTGATGCGTTTCTATGCATAAAAACAAAAGCGATAGTAATATAAGTAGTACTACTGCTTCAAGTATTCTCTTCATAAGTTATTTTTGATATAACTTTTGATGCCTCTTACCATAGCAATTACAAGAAATATTACGACAAATATTATGAATGCTATGCTAACAAAATCATCATAAAATCTACTTTTATCAAAAGAATTTCGCGACTCTGTGTATTTTGTTACGTACACTATCTTTTCTCTTATTATTGTATCTGTAACGCAATCGCCTTTGACATACATTGTATCGTGATGCCTAATTATTTTAATCTGCATTCTGTCGTTTCTAACTTGTACAGTATCTATCTTTTTTAGAGTATCTATACGGATTATAGTATCTAATCTTATGCTATCGCGAATTATGGTTAGTGTTTCAGAGCTATCGTATGGCATTTCGGGCAGCTTATATGTATTTACTAAGTAACTGTACACGAATTCTGGGTTAGTTAATTCTACAGCTTTGCTGATTTTCTTGACCGCTCGTTTTTCTCCACTGCAGGAAAGTAATAAGGTTGTCAATAATACGATGATTGCGGTTTTGATTCTGGATAGCCACATAGTTAGTGCAAATATACGAAAATAAATGGTTTCGATGCATGGTGGGATATGGCGTTCACAGTAAGAGCAGGTGACATCAAGCGTATTGTAAAAGCCATTGCACACAATGGTGGAGACCGCAGGGCACTAATGCCTGATATTCTGCAAAACCACATGAGTATAAGGCAAGATAACGATACGGCTATTTTGGAAGCACGTACTGGCAACGTATATATTACCAGCCGTCTTTCGGTATTACCGATACCCAACGGAGGTGAATTACAAATCCTAACACCTAAAAAAGCTCTAAAAGACCTTATCAGTACATATAACGACGATAGTATTCTATCGTTTAGCCATGTTAAAACATCCGATACGAGCGGAATTCACACACAAACAGAACAATACAACGGACAGCTACTGATACAATCTAATGACACATCCAAGTATAGTATAAAATGTGGATTCCTAGAGGAGTGGATCGCATTAGATACAAAAGTAGATGGCGCGAATCTAGAATTCTTCATACCGTCCCCTTTACTTATTTCTGGCATACAAAAGGTTGCCTTTGCTGCCGCAAAAGAAGACCCCAGAGAGAGTATAAACGGCATCAACTTTAATATCAGCGATAACAAAATCAGACTTATCGGAACTGATGCCGTCACATTGGCTATGTGTATCATAGACCATATAGATACATCTATACCTAAGTCAGTTTCTTTTACATTGCCTAACGATACAGTAGAAACTATAAAAAACTTCTTTAGCATTAAGGAGCAAAATCTAATCAAAATAAAATTGATTTACGACAAAGACGAGCAACTTAGAATAGTAGTTTTTTCAGACGATAAAAATTCTATTGACAGCTATGTTATAAACTATCCGTTCCCTCCGATAGATGGCATAATAAAACCAGAAAATGAGTATAACATATTAGTTGTAAATAAAACAAAAATCATGGAAGTAATCAAAAGATTTCAAAAAATATCTGACAGTAAAGAACAGTCTTTTAAAATCAGCATCAAAGACAATAAAATGACATTGATACAAAATTCTTATAGTTTTGGTGAAGGTAGGGAGGTTATCGAGATAGAAGGGTGGTCAGGTGGTGAAATGGACTTAGCATTGTCCGTTAATAGGATTTCTGAGATACTTAGCAATATTACTGCTGTTGAAGAAATTAGAATTGGAATACAGAACCCTAACCGTCCTATAGCCTTTTTCTACGAGGATGAGGATAACCGCTCGCATGTCCAGGTACTTGTAATGCCGGTGATTCAATGAGTGTGATGATACTAAAAGGCACTGTAACTTCCATAGTAGATGCTGAAAAAAGGATTATAACAGCCACATCCGACTATGGGCACGGTACATTCACAGGTACCCTCCTATTCACACCACATAACATAGAAGTGGAAGACAAGGTAATAATACTAATCCCAGCCAACATCGCTATTACAAACGCTTATTTTATCCCACTATCTGATAAAACAGAACATGGACTAAACAAAATAAAACTACACTTTACACCAGAAAGCATGATAGATATTACAGAAAATGATATAAGCATAAAACATAAGGATGCCTCAATACACATGACAGAGGAAAGACTAGAAATATCTTATAAACAAAATACTTTTATCAAATTCACACAAGATAAAGCTGATTACGAGAGTAAGGAGATTAACATAGTAGCTGGGCATAAAATATATGTGCCTGGACTTCCAGATACCAGTAATGCGGAACCTAAGGGCGGCTTTTCCAGAATCCCTTTCTGCCCCTTCACGGGCGTCGTGCATACAACCGATACGATGAATAATACTTCATAGATGGAAAATTACCTAAATACTCTTATTACTGGTGACTGCTTGGAAGTTCTAAGAAAACTACCAGACGAAAGCATTGACGTAGTAATCACTTCTCCACCTTACAATAAGCACTATGCGGGCGGTAAATTAGTTAAACCCATAGATTACGAAGTTCATAAGGATAACATGCCAGAAGAGGATTATGCGAAATGGCAGATTCAGGTTTTGAATGAATTATATCGCGTAGTTAAGATCGATGGTCAAGTGTTTTATAATCACAAAGTAAGATACTATAAAAAACAGATGTATCATCCTGTGTCGTTCTTAACTAAATCTTCTTTTATTATCTGGCAGGAGATTGTTTGGGACAAGATGATAGCAATCAATATTCGTGGATGGCGTTTATACCAGACTGACGAACGAATCTATTGGCTCGTCAAGCAACCTCCACCCGAGCTGCCACTTTATATAGCCAGCTGGAAGGGTGTCTGGGCTATGAGACCCGATGAAAACAAAACCGAACATCCAGCCCCTTTCACACTAGAAATCGTCAAAAGGCTCTTCACAATATCGGAATCCCTAATACCCAGAAGGCCTCTAACTATACTAGACCCATTCGCGGGGATATGTACAATTGGAGTTATAGCTAAAGAAAATAACCATAATTATATATGCATAGACATAAATCAGAAATACATCGAGATAGGACAAAAAAATATAGATCGAACTAGTACACAACTAAGACTATTTTAGTTTCGATAGAAAATTGTTTTGTGTCTAACTTAGAAGGAACAGGCAGGAAGATAGCTGTAAGTTCTCTACCATTAGGTGGGACGCCATCGGTAAGCCAGATATATGACTTTGGTTTTGTGGATGTTTATCCACTTACATTTGTAGATATTATAGATTACGTTAGAAATAGACCTAGTAGTAGTGGTATTATAGCTGAGTATGAGTTTTTCATGTATAACATGCAGCTCATGCGGCGGAAGGTGCCTCAAAGTGGTCAGTTATTATGGCCAGACTTGCTATACGTGAATTACCTTATGTGGGCACTTTCTGTTAGTGCTGACTTCGGCATAAATATAAGCTATACCTGCAATAGTTGCCGTCACAGCAATAAATTGAGAATAGGACTGGAAGACATCGCGTTCAAACCTTACGGGGGACCTGGGTTTATCATAGATACACCTAATGGCCAGCTCAAAGGTTGGTTTAGACGCGGCGCAGAAATGGAAAAGAAAATTTCAGATTATGTGAACAGAGCTAGATCGTTCATACTGCCCTTCGATGTCGCCGTCCTCATGATGTCATTAGAGTTATACGATCAAAATCCTATGGCGGCCGAACAGTTTATCAAAGAAGCTACACACGATACAGCTTATCAGCTTCTGGATTATTATTACTATATCACGCATCCTATAATACCTGTAGTACATACTTGTCAAAACCCACAATGCGGTTCTACAAAAGAGATACCTATACAATACATTCTTGAACGCGACTTTTTTCTTGTCTTCCTCGACAATAGAGAATTTGATGCAGTTTCTCGGGAGCTGGGCGGAAACAATACCGAATATAGACCCGATGCCACTGACACTGCCAGAGATGATACTACTGTACAATCACAAGTACGAACAACTAGTTAAACAACAACTAAGAGAAGAAGGTAAAGAACGAATTATACTGAACGAAGAGGGAATTAAACACCTAAGCTAGAAGTCCATTCCCCACTATGTGTATGTTCCAATGCATAGACAGGGACGAAGAGCTACGAAAACAACTTGTACATCATGTGCCTAAAGGATACATCTATGTAGAGCCTTTTGCTAATGGTATGTCTCTTTTTTGGTATCTATCTAACCCATTCCCAGTAGAAGTAATAAACGATCTATACGGAGATATGGTCGGCATATATCGTGTATTACAAGATATAGACAATTATGAAATTATAATAGACAAATTGGCTAAAACACAATTTTCAGAAGAAGAATTCAATCGAGCAGTCAGAATAATTAAAGACCCCAATGTTGATGTTGTAAACAAAACTTGGGCATTTTTCGTTATACATAGCGAGTATCTTATTAAGATTAAAAAATACAATTCTGTATTTGAAAAGTTCTTAAATAACATGTCTAATGATCTGCCTTTGCGACTAAAAATCTTTGTTTACTGGCGTGATAGACTAAGCAGAGTACAAATAGACTGCGTGGATGCCATAAAATGTATCAAGTACTGGGATACACCAGATACTGTGTTTTACATAGACCCGCCATACGATTTAGATACAGAATTCTATAAAAGTCTCGTAGACGTCTTGCTATCAGTTAAGGGTAAAGTTCTCTTGTTCGGTTACGAGCAACCAGCCTATAAAAATCTCGTAGACGCTGGCTGGCAAAAATTACCCAATAACGAATTACTTGCGGACTGCTCAATCTTTTACAGTTGAGCTTCCTGCTTCATCGCAGGATGGCTTTTTAGATAGCCCGTCGGGGCTACGGTCATCCACCAGAGCCTGCTCAAAGTACGTAACTTCGGGCCGTCCTAGCCCTACGAAGTATAGATTTATAGACGCGTTGATGTCTCTGTCGTGCGTTTCACCGCACTCAGGGCAGCACCACCTTCTGTCATGTAGTGCCAAGTCTTCATTTTTGTGTCCGCATCGGTGGCAAAGCTTTGAGGAGGGGAAGAAGCGGTCTATCTGAATGAAAGTCCTCCCATACCATTCGGCTTTGTACTTAAGGTAGGACAGAAACTTTGACCACCCACTGTCAGCAATAGACTTGGAAAGTCTTGATTTCAGCAGGCCTTTCACGTTGATGTCCTCTACCACCACGACTTGGTTTTCGTCAATGATGGCTTTGGACAGTTTGTGTAAAAAGTCATTACGAGCGTTAGTGATGTACGCGTGCTGCTTAGCAAGCCTCAATCTCGCCTTTCCGCTATTTTTTGAACCTTTTTGCTTCTTTGAGAAAGACTTATGAAGTCTCTTTAATCTTTCTTCGCCGCGACGGAGATACTTTGGGTGTTCAACTTTGTAACTCCTAAAGTCATTAGTAACGATAACAAAGTGAGCCAGCCCTAAATCTATCCCGCAGGCTTTGCTTTTAGGCTCTACAACTTTGTTTCTTCGATTCTCAGTTTCTACCAAAATAGAAGCGTAGTACTTGCCATCATTCGTTCTGCTTACAGTAACGGATTTGATCTTACCATCAAATCTCCTGTGTGGCTCAATCTTTATCCCTTCTCTTATTTTTGGCAGATACAACAAACTTTTCTCAAAATCTACTCTTATTGAGTTTTGTACATTGTTTGTAGTGTAGGACTGCTTATCTTTTTTATTTTTGAACTTTGGCAGTTTGAATTGCTTACGGTTTCTGAAGTGGTCTCGGAAAGCTTTCTCAAGTTGTAGTTGCACATTGCAAAGCGCCAAGCTGTCTACTTCTTTTAGGAATGGGAATTCTTCTTTGTATTTGGCGGGTGTAGGTCGTGGGATGCGTTCTTTCTTCTTGTAAGCATGCAGTTTCTTGTCCAGCATTTTGTTCCAGACGAGCCTACAGCATCCGAAGGTCTTAGCAAAGAAATCCATTTGCGCATCAGTAGGATAAATACGATACTTGTACGCTTTTAGTGGCAATGCGCGTCGCATGCTATGTAAATATACTAAGTTTGTCGAAAAATGGTGTGCAAAGGCTACTTGAAAATCGCCGTGCGCCAAAGTAGGAGTGAGCAACAGTTGCTAACTTCTATATAAAAGTGTATATCTATAGCATAAACTCCTAAATACGGTCGGGAATAGTGAGGTGCGCAACAGCTGCAAATTTTTGTCTGATTTTGTATATTCATATGCAGTGGGGAGAGCGCGACAGCTAACCAACAGCCCGTCAACTATGAGATTGAAGAGGGTGCTTCTCTTAAGGGATTGGGTGGGAGTAGGACTAGTCCATCCCTATCTGGTCAAGAGACGACTGCACTATTCATAATACTATCTTGCATATCATTTCGATGTAAATATAATTGAGCTTATGGATATGAGAAATTATTATATTGATAAAATCATAAACGAATTAGACAATCAAGTTGAGATTAGTGATCCACAACATATTAGACATTATCTATCTCGTTTCATAGACTTGATAGACTTGCTACCGATAGCAGTAAGCATAGTCAGAAAACATTTCCCAGAAGCAAAAATAGTTCTTGACTTATACGTAGATCCCGAGATAAAAGATAGTTACCCTGTTCTGTACATTAGACTTAGTGAATATGATGAATCATTCATTGAGCGTTTGAATGCTGCGGAGAGCGAATTACTGCCTTTACTTGTCAACAAAAAGGGTTGGATTCAGCTGAGCACTGACTTTGAAGGTATAAACCAAAGCACACATACATGAGGCTTGGCGAGCTGATAAAAAAAGAGTTTTTGTCGGGTATAAAAGAGCCGCCAAGAGTCATGGCGCCATTTAAGTGGCCGGGTGGGAAAGGAAATTTGGCAAAATGGATAGTGCAGTACATCCCTCATGGACATACATATGTAGAACCGTTTGCTGGTGCTGCTTCTATATTTTGGCATCTGCCTAAACCATTTGCTGTGGAAGTACTGAACGATATAGATACCGATGTTATAAATATGTATAAGGTTCTCAAAGACAGGGATAAATTTGAAATACTATTCCATAATATAGTTTATACTCCCTATGCTAGATCAGAATTCGGGCGGGCAATCCAAATACTTAAGAATCCTGATCTCAATGATATAGATAGAGCATGGGCATTTTTTGTTAGACAGAATCAGGGTTTTAGTGGTTTTGGACTTACTGAATCTAACTGGTCACGTGCGTTATATTGTACAAATAAAGATATGGCTAAGAATGTCAGCCAGTGGAGAAGTAGATTGAAGACACTCTACTTTTGGCATGAAAGGCTTAGGGGAGTACATATATATAATATAGATGCTATACAATGCATAAAACAATGGGATACATTAGATACTGTGTTTTATCTAGATCCACCTTACATATTGGATACACGAAAAAGTCGTTCTATTTATAAGAAAGAGCTTGACTTATCATACCATGAAAAGCTTGTAGGTACCTTATTATCAGTCAAAGGTAAGGTTGTCTTTTCTTGTTACGATCATCCAACTTATCGTCCTTTGTTGAGGGCTGGATGGCAAAAAATAACTATAAATACCGTATGTCATATGGCAGGTAAGAATAGAGGTAGTAAAACAAGAGGAGTTGGAAATCTGAAATTACATGCATCTAGATGTGAAACGCTTTATATAAATTTCAACATACAAAAAGAAGAAAATAAAAATAAAACACAAACAAAAAAACAATAATCTGAACAAATTTCATTAAGTAAAAATTATAAGCATGCACATTATAATATTCATGTAATTCAAATGGTAGTGGTTTATACGCATCTGAACTTGGCTACTTTACATTGGAGATTAGGGATTTTAATTTGTGTAAATAGTATGTATAAATATACAAAGTGAGGAGGCTGGCAACAGTTGCTAATTACTGTACAAATTTGCATATTTATAACATATCATCGCCATGAAGTTTCGAGATGTAAAAGAGTGTAAAGGAACATATGACTTGAGTAGGATGGCGTTGATAAACTACGAGAAAAAAGGGCCGATAAAGCCCATGACAGAAAAGAAAAGTAACAGCAACTTAGTAACAGTAGAGTGTTTATTGGCATTTGACAAAGATGAGGACAAAGAGCGGGTGTTAAGCACAATGCGTAAGTTTTCGTCAATGGTCAGGTTTGCCTACAAAAGGCTATTGCATGGAGCGGAAAGAAAAGACTGAAAAAACTACTATCCCGAAAGTATGGAATAAACACCCGATATTCGGACGATGCGATTCTTCACAGGTGGAACAAAAAAGCTGGCAAGTTCTCTCCGTAGCTATTGCTTTCTCCTGCATTGAGAGTTTCAGAGACCTCTCTCCCTTGAAGAGGGTGTTCTTCACAAGGGACTGGGTAGGAGCGGTGAAACGAAACGGGATAGTCCCTCTCTACCTGGTCAGGGGACGACTAGACTAAATATGTACAGTTTTGTATATTTTAGGTGAAAAGGAATTAGAAGAATATGCCGCTAATAGATCGCAATCGTCATCGGCACACTTTGTATTCTTACTTATCTAATAGTAACAATCCAATGGTTGATACTTCTAGTCTTCGTTATAGACATAGTAGTACAGTGGATGGAGGAAGGGTTCAAATGCTGTCAGTTACTGATAGAATGAGCCCGTTTGCATGTAGTGTTCTGGCCATAGGCCCGAAAAAGATTATAGACCCTATTAATGGGCTAAGCGTAGATTGCTCGGAGGGATTTGCGGCCAACGTAGTACACGGCTTTCAAGCGGACAGGGATATATTAAACTTCGCTATTGACTATAAGTGGAATAAGCAAAGCACATCAGGTGTCTTTGGTAACGTAAAGGACATGATAGCTTCTGTTTTAGATGAAATTGCGCGAGCTGACATTAACATTACAATGGCCATGGGGGACTTTGTAGAAAGCATTACCAAATTCTTACTTCCTATTTTAGGTGTTCAACCCAATAATTTTCAGAATGCTATAAAAGGTATTTTGCACTTGATAACACAAGGGAAGGTCGTTTTACCCGAGAAAGAGTTCGCTATATTTGATGGATTTGATATAAAAACACAAGATTTGGAAGTTAAGAAGATATACATTACACTTACTGATGATCCTAATTTTTCTTCCATAAATATGGCTATCAATGAAATGGTAGTTTTAGACTTATTACCGAAGTTTTTAGTAGGTAAGTACAAACAGGAAAGCGACAATAAGGTGTATAGGCGTTTGTCTGTTGCATCCGGTGGTGGGCAGATACTAAACTCGGTTACGCATATTCCTGATTTATCTTTGCCGCTCGTATCTACAGATTATAAAAATGCTGTCTTAGGCTCACAAGCACAATCCCGCATAGAACTACCCAATACCATAGAAGCCACGCTATACGAAGCATATACCTTTACTGTGGGCGTACATCTAGCTAATTTTGCACCTGATATTACTGACGCCGATTCGTATGCTAACCGTTACATTTTTTCTACTGATGATACACTCAGTACAAGCTTCGGCGACTATGACTATGAAATGGCGTTAGATGACCTATTGAAACTCAATGGAAAGTTTTCGGCGGATTGGATAAAATCGCAAGTTAAGAACATAATTGGTGGTGCTTTCTCGGGCTACAGGAGCGAGATGGAACTAGCTGCATTTATCGGCAATCTTAACGAGGAGGCAGTCGGGCTTTACTTTCTGCTTTTCCTTTTAGATAACTTTAAAATCCCTAAGGATGGTACAGACGTAAGTATAAAAAGCATTGTGGAACGCATAGCGCAGTTTGAGTTAAAAAAAACTAGTGATAAAGGTCCTAAAAAAAATAAGATACAAGAGGATATATCGAGGGCCATAGAGAGGCTATCAGCGGAAACCCCACTAAGTCGGCTCAAAAGAGATACACTACCAGATTTTGATCAAAACAATAGGAAGAAGTTTGAAGATTTCATGCACGATGTTTTTATCCATGCTGTTTTTACCGCAAGCGTGAAAATTATGCCTGACCCCATGCAGTATGTTCAGTCATTAGGCGTGACACGCAGCGTCGAACAAGCACATAGTGAGTTGAATGAACTAGCCGATGTTTATTTACCACACGGCTACAATGGTGTATCTAACTTCTATCGCACATGGTACGATATTTGGATTTCGCAAGCACCTTTTTCGCCTAATAGCCCCGAAAAAGCTCGTATAAAAGCAGAAGCGTTAGATTACATCTCTAAGTACGTCAGACAGATTAGCCGATCTGCTTTTGCTAACTACGAGAGTCTCTTAAATATTTCTAGACCAGTAAACTTTATGGAGCAAGCTGGCGAGACATTACATAAAGTGCTAGCGGCCTTAAACTTCGTACAACTCTTCCCACCTGGTGGGTATAACTTCATACCCAATTTTCCAGCCTTAGTTTCTGCGCTTTATAATAACAAACCATGTATCCAACTTTCTTCTAGTAGTGACGAAGAAACAGGCGAAGGTATCACATATTATGTTGGACACTACGGCATACTATTCCGCAACATAGACAGAATGCGTACCTACCCTGTAAATGACGCTTCAAGAAATGGAATTTTTTACATGGTGCCTACAAGAATAAACTTAACTTCATCGTCTCATTTTACATATTCGTCAAATCCAGAAAGATATGGGGAATTTAGCTATCCTACATGGTTAGAAATGAAGATAGAATTCGCACCTATCAACACGTGGGTATTTCTATATGGTAACTTCCTGGGATTAGAGAATCTAATAAAACTACTGAATATCGCAGAGGGAGGGACTATTAGTGGCGGTATTTCGAGTAGTTCGGATAGTATTGTGAGGAATATAGGCAAGGGTGTGGCAAGACAAGAAGTTAGCAAGATTATGCAAAATTGTAGGGCTATCTAAATACCATCATGCAGACCTTTGCGAATTTGCAAATAATAACTAACATGATATAGAAACTCTATAAAACGTTCACTTAGCGTATCAGGCAATTCATTAAGAGAATCTAATAACCAAATAATATACACAAGCAATGGTCTAAAAAATACAAATTTTGGAGTTTCAATATAACGTTTGTAATTAATACTATTGATTATCTCTCTAAATTCATTACTTGTTTTGTATTTATCACTTAACAAGACTTCATAGTAAGAACGCCATTTATTTATATCATCATTATAGTTAGGATTATTAACAATTTGCGGGTGCATGACTGGATAAAAGTTAGTAGCCATATGTGAAACATATCTAACTAAAAAACTACCACAGTATTCTAAATAAGTCTTAGAAACATACTTTCTTGTATCTTCTGGATTGGCAAACAAGCCAGAGCGCACATAGTCTTTAACCTCTTGATACACATCATTTAGACTTGGTATGTCTTTGTATAATGTTATATATATATCTTGTGATTCCATTTGTATAATGTAAGCAGCACATATAGGTAATATATAGTTCATCATTAAGTTTTGGTTTGTTATGCTGAGCATGACTGTGTAACTAAATCTCAGATAATCAAATATAATATGAACGTCGGTCATTGACTGGTTTATATATAGGACTGTAGGGGGTTTTAGCCTGGCAAGTCTAAATACTTCTTCTGAATCGGTGATAATGATAAGGTCTGTAACAACATTGCGATTCAACTGTGGTTTAGCTTCTATACTCTCTAGTAACAAGCTCATATGAGTTAAGGTTTTAGGCCGCTTCTAAATCCATTGCTACTGTAACAAGTTCTATATACTTGATGCTTAAAGGCATTCTAACTATGATAGTTACGTAGAGGTATCTATCGAAATCTCTGTTATTGGTCTCGTCGCATACGATAATGAACTCGTCTGGCTTATACTCGTGGGGGTCAATAATGACTTCTTTCATGCGTTTGATCAGGGACACGACTTGGGCACGGGTCTTATCGGTGTTTTGCATCCCTAAGAACTTTTTGAGTAGTTGCATAAGTTCGCGTGCGACGGTATTAGCTAACCGACGAATGTTCTCCTCTTTGAAGATTGAATTATCCATAGTTGCAGTCAGATTGTTATTGAATACCCATGCTCCTTCATAAGGTTTCAGGCTGTTTATCCGTTTAGATAGTAGCATTTCCCTTTCTCTCTCACTATATATTCTGTCTATCGGTGATATAGGCATAAGAGGTCGGTTATAAATAGGCGAAAAAGCATTTAGTATGCTGTACATACTAACTACACGCTGTACGTAAAGCGAAGATACGGGGAGCATAGTAGGATACCCTAACCCTTCATTTCTGAAATAGCCAGCGCATAGGAAACTGCTGGAGCGTGCAGTATCCGATATGATATTGGCAGCTACAGAAGCTCCCATATTAAAGGGCAAGTTTATAACTGCCAAAGCAGGTACCTTATCTACATCTATCTTAGAAGCAAAAATAGCGATACTATCAGCATACATATTATAATCAGCACGACTAGCACAATAACCATTATCGGTTATCATATCAACCATATTCAGTAACTCTAACGCTTCTTGAAAACTATATATATTGTAACTGTAACCTATCTTATAGTTTAAAAGTTGCTTAACTCTTGCAATAGCAGCGCTAAATTCTAAATTGATTATACTTGCACCATTCACATTTACATCACATGCCCCTCTGATATTGGATAAAGTAACATTATGACTTATACTACCAGATGAAGGAATACGACCGCAATCGGTAATATCGTTATTGTTAATTGTTATAAAATTGGTAGAGGATGTGTCATAGTCATAGGCCTGTACAGTCCATAACACACCAGAAGAATCCTTAATGACAACGGCACTAACATGGTCTAACGCGTAATTAACATTAGCATAAGAATAGTTATACCCATATATAAAAGTGTTATAAAAATATTCCCCACCGCTGTCTTGAGCAACTATATAACTTGCGTAATAATAATAATCACTCGAAGGTAAAGAAAACATGTTATTGAAACTGGTTAGTGAAGTGCTATTAATAGGCGAAAATGTTATACTGATACCTGTGTCTATAGGCGTCACAGTGTCAGGATTTGTGTCTTTATAGAATTTAATGTTTTGAATACTCGTCATTGTATCTCTTAGTTGTGATAGGTCTGGATTCATTTGTGCAAATACATATACATTATACCTGTTCGTTGTACTATTAGTTAATTGGAAGAAAAATAGATATTGGTCTGTCATGACTAATACATGTGGGTTTTCGGCAAATAGGGTAGGGTTAGTATGGAAGTCCACAAAAGCAACTGTACGTATTGGATAGACATTGTCATTTATGCCTATAAAAGCTATATCGTGGCTATTTGAGCCTATTGTTACTCGTAGTTTGTGGGGAATACCTATTATGTTTGTTATATTGAGATTGCCTATAAATTCACCTCTAAAGATAGGTGAGCTGAACCATGTGCTGATATTGCCATTGTTATTAATCCAGAAACCCATGATTTCTTGCGACAATGTGCCAGCTTTATTATAAACAGTAGCAGTGAAAAAAGTAGCAGCGAAACGCACACGGGGATAAGGTGTATCAAGACCCCATGCTTGATTAGCATACTGAGGCGTAGGTATCTCCGGCGCTACATACAACCGCACACTACCTGCAAGATAATAGCCATTCTTGAGAGATAAATGGTCAGAGGGTAGTATATAATTGCCTCTTACAATCTTGGTCAGGTAATCCCGCTTAGAGTTGATCTCAATAGCCTTCCTATTAACCACACGCTCCCTCTCAGGAAGACTATAATAATAATCCGCATAATAATCAGAACGTAGAACAATACCTACGATAGGTGTATTAGGCTCAGGTCTTAAGTCAATGCTACTGTATTGTACCGTCAAATCTATCTCAACATAAGGTTCTCTAATTGTGGTCATGAGTAAATGTACTCAATAAAGATAACTTTTTACTTAATTATCCCAGTCGGTCTATCAGGAGATGGTCTAGATGGTTGTTGTAATTGCTGTGTAAGCGTAAAAAAAATAAAAACTTAGTATATTTAGCCATGAGCAGAGCACTCGACAGATTAATTCAAAATAGCAGTCGCGATTCTAGAAGAACACATTATGGTCGCGATTTTAGAAAGTCTTATTACAGCGTAAACGTTGTCGAGCCAACGCTGGAACTGATAGAGCTATTGAAACAAGCGCCAGAGGGGTGGGATGAAGTAGATACGAGTACAGACGACCGCAAAGTTCCAGAAGGATGGGATGAAGTAGATACGAGTACAGACGACCGCAAAGTTCCAGAAGGATGGGATGAAGTAGATACGAGTACAGACGACCGCAAAGTTCCAGAAGGATGGGATGAAGTAGATACAGCACCGGGTGAATCAGAAGGTTATAGATATAGATTATTGCCTAAAATATTCAGCAATGTTAGGGAAATATATAGCAGTCCTAAGCTTAGAAGACAACTTATACAGTATTATATTAAAAATAGGAGAAAAGAAAGAATGCGACACAGAGGCTATAGTAGAAGAATGCGCCACTTAACTAGAAATGGCCGACTATCAGCTAATTACTTAATACATAACATGTATATGGAGTTAGGGAGAGTCATGTATTTTTCATTCTTAGCTAAATTAAAAGAAGCTTGGGACCGAGTTAGGGTTGCTTGCTGTAAATTTCTTGTTAAAGGAGAGCTATCCGCCTTTATCACAATGATTTTGACAGGAGCGGGGGGCTTGCTTTCCTGGTTATCGGCTAAATTTTTAGATCAAAAATGGCTTGTAAAGTTGGGGACTTGGACTGCTGAAAGTGCTCGGATGGTAAAAGCTGATCCTACGACAACATGGCCCGCTTTGGTTACAGGGCTTGCATTCGGCCTTATCATTGCCGGCGGAGTCTTTCTTATAGGTGCGACTGCACTTGAGAAAAATGATAAATGTAAAGACGTAAAGATTCCAACGAGCCCGATATTGACAGCAGTATATGGACATGGCCAAGATATTGTCTTTGGCGCCATAAAGGCACTTGCGCCTGTACTTCCGCAAGATATGCAAGTCAAGAACATAAATGACACAAACCAATTAATCGCTACTTTTGCTCAACATATGATGTCCGAGAATTCTAGCCAATTAGCGAGCTTTTTTAAGGGTCTTTTGAGTAAAATTGAGAATTCCAAATTGAGAGACTACTTCCATCGGGTTGAAGGATCAGACGATGTATTAGAAATAATACAAAGACTAAAAAATAATGAAAAAGCTAAAATAAGTATTAGTTGTGAAGTAAGCAGCCAACTTGCGCAATTAATAAGAGAAAACGGTGGAGAAAGATTTCATGTTCCCGAGACCATAACATTATCAAGTAAATCGGGACAATCTAAAAATTTACCTAATATATTACAAATGCTCGCTGTTATAACATCACCTAGTATAACCTTTAATATAGAAACCGATGCTTCATCACATAAAATAGAATTTAATGCCTCAGAATATTTTAAAAAGTATGGCAATATAACTGATAAAAAAATCGAAGTTTTTGTTGGATTATATGTAAAAAATTACGATAAACTGATAAAAGAACAACCATTGTTAAAATAAACACAAATAGCCCAGAGATATGGGGTGCAATGGGCACAAAATCGGGTGAATCAGAAGGTTTAGATATATATAATCTCTTAAGGTATTTAGCGATGTTAGATGACACAATATTGAATATAAAATGCCTATACTCGGAATTGAGCATTATTATAAAATTTTATATCTTTGCGTGTAGCAGCAAATAAGAATCTTGTCAAATTTTTCGCAATTAATTTTTCATTCATAAAAGGTAAAGATAAGTTTAGAAATCAGTGTTAAAAGTATACAAAACAATATGATAATAAATCACCACATCAAGCCAATACAGTCATTTCATGTCTCATCTAACTTTTTACGCATCAAATCCAGTAAATATGAAGATAATAAGGCAGGTTTAGTCCTTCCAGTATAGCTTATGAATTCGCCCACTTCTCTATCGAGGAAAAAATTATATGTGACCCATAATTTGAAATATTCTTTACAATCTTCCCAGTTTTTTGGTTTCTGTGCTAACTTTGCTCTGTCAATACTTTCTTTTTCTGCTATTGAAGCTTGGTACATCCTGATTAAATTGCGGATGTAACGATTATCGTGCATTACTAAAAATACTAAATGGTCAGAGTTTTTCTGAATTCTGTAAATTTACTTATGCCTAAAAAGAAAGCTAATACTATTACAGAGTTCAGTAATGACAAAGAACAGGCCAAGTCAGAGCAAATACCTCAGAAGCCTCAGGAGATTAAAGGAAATGCACCGAGTAGTAAAACAGATAATGATATAGATACGAAAGCTTCTGAACTATCGTCCGAGATCGTCCGAGAGTTATACAGACACTACGGAGCTAAAGATTCACACACCAACAAGCACCTCTACCAACCTGTCATTTTTGAAGTAGCTCGCCTATCAAACAAAACAATAGAAGAAGTATCACAGAAATGGCCTAAGTTTGACATTTTCAGCATCTTAGATAAAGTCAAAGAAACTGTGAAGGAGGAGTTAGAAAACGAACCTACTATTATGTATCAAATGGTTATGAATAGTAAGATAATAGCTGATAGGATATTAGCTAAGGTTATTTTTAGTATTATGATGCGGCAGAATCCCTAATTTCACACCCAGATTTTACATCCAGTCGTATTTCCTTTTTCGTCTGAATAATCGTGTATTCTTAGCATGAAGTCGCGACATTTCTGTATTATGACCTGCTATGGGATAAATAGAACCATCTTTTTGGTATCGGTATACTTCTAGTGAACACGTTATTCTAAATGCCACTTGGTGGATAGGATACATGGCGCCTTCCGTAACAACTACTGGTAATACTACATAAATATCGTATGGTATATTACCTTCTGATGGTACGATGGTGCTTTTATAAGTAGCAATGTTTTTTATTGCCATATCATAGTATTGACTTTGGCTTAATATTTTTTGAGCGTGGTCGAGTCCAACAACTTTTATATCGTATAGGATGAGAACAAATTCTAGATCAAGTGTATCATTCAGCGTATTAATGATCATTTGTCTTCTAAACGATTTTTCTGGTGATCTCCTATCAGGATTTTTAAATTTTACTTCATATTTACCAGAGCGCAGTTCCTGTTTCAACTGCTCTATTTGTTCGGGAGTTAACCCATGTGCTTCGTAATTTAACTGACATAGAATATTATATGATATGGCTGCGAACACAATATGTTGTGTTGCCATTTCAGTTTTTTCGTCCGATAATAGTGTATCAAATGACACTGCGCCTTTACCCCTGAATTTATTATATATAATTTGGGCACTTTTATATAATCTAAAAGCTATTCTGGTGTCAGGGTCTAGAGTATCTTTTTTAGATAGCGGCATAAGGGCTCCAGCATCTGTGAAACGTTTGTATTTTTCGTATAAACTAGTACCACCAGCTTTTTTTATCTCGTCCAAAGCAGGTCTTATCTTTTCTATAAGTGATTTTTCAGGCTTCACGTCTATACGATATCTGATTATACTATCTTTAGGCGTTATATTTTCTAGTATAGTTTTCTCAATAGCCATTTCTACGGCTGTTGGGTTATTTGCCATGTGGGATATAACTTCAGCCGCATTTAACTTGCCACCTAATAGTGTAATAAGAAATGTTGGAATCATAGCTATTGCCGTAGTAAGTTTACTGAAGTTTTTGATAGAAGAGAATGGTCTATTACTTTTACCATAATCATGTCTGTACACACTGCGATTATGTTCTATCTTCTTTAATTCTTCAGCCAAAGCTATAGCTGATTTTTCAAGTAGCTCACCGCCCATAGTACTAGGTACCCCTGGTCACACAAACTGTACAAAACTGTACATATTTAGTACACTCGTCCCCTGACCAGGTAGGGAGGAACTAGCCCGTTTCGCCGCTCCTACCCAATCCCTTACGAGGATTACCCTCTTCAAGGGAGAGAGGTCTCTGAGACTCTCAAGGCAGGAGAGGGCGAGGGCTACGGAGAGAACTTGCCAGCTTTTTTGTAGGGCTTGCACCCTACCCCGCACCCGTTCCATCTTGCGGTTGACGGTTTGTTGGGCAGCTGACTCGCTCTCCCCGCTGTCTAGCAAAGACCTAAGTAAAAGTTTCAACTCACCTTTCAGTCTTCTCAAATCACTTCTTAGCTTATTCTTTTTATATTCGTTTTTCTCTTCTCCTATCTCCTTCCTAAGTTTAGCAATCCTATCTTCCATCTTTGCCACTGAGTAAGACAAAAACTCCTTATCTTTCAAAAGCTTTCGGTAATTCTTAGGTAATCTTTCTTTGAATCCAAGACCACGTCTTGCTATCACGTAAGCACCCGCCGTGTCTTTGTCTATGTTGTATAGTGGTGCATACTTCAACTTGCCAATGATTGACGTGTAGGCTGGATTGACTTTGATGACCTGAATGCCATTTCGTTTTGCTACAATCTCAATCTTCTGCAGCAACGCTTTGTACAGCCACTTTTGTAGTTTTTGTCTCAACTTTGGCAGTCCATCGCCTCTCTTACCTTTTGGGAGCTTCTCCAAGTTTTCTACAACGATCGCTTTTCTTTCTCTTTTAGCAATCTCTACTACCTGATGAGCAGCTTGCCAGCTCAAGTACTCTCTTTTGTCCGAACTGCTTTCTAATAGCTTGTCTAAACTGATCCGCTCATGCTTTTCTAAATTACCATCTTTTGTCGTATGAACTAGTGCTAGATGAAAAGGGTAAGCGTTGATGTCAAGCCTTATGACACCATTGTCTTTTGTGATAGTCACTTCTGGGAGCTTCTCTTCTCTGCTGAACTGTGCGTAGATCTTCCCGTTTCTTAGCTTGAGTCGTACTGTGTAGGGGAACCAGTCGCCTGTCTTCTCGGCGTGCTCTATACTGCTTATAAAGTCTAACCACTTGTCGGTTTTTCTTTTTGCCGACCGAATCACCCTTGCCCATACGTACTCGCCGTTTCCTAGATTAATCCGGAGATGCCATTGATCGTTCAGATCCACAAGTCTGAGGTTTAGATTGCCCTCTTTTGCTCTGTCTCCTCTTGAATACAAAATGCCGTATCTTCTTTCCTCCCATTTTTGTCTTAGTTCGTCTCTTCTCTTACCTGTTAAGTGTTTTTTCTTTAGCTGTTCAAACAGTTCCCTTGAGCCAAAAACAATCTTTTTGGGATTTTGCTCTCTTTCTAGGCAAGATTCTAGAGTTTGCTTTGCCAGGAGAATTGCGTCATCCGAATATCGGGTGTTTATTCCATACTTTCGGGATAGTAGTTTTTTCAGCTCTTTTCTTTCCGCTTCCTCCATCAGTCTTTTGTATGCTGACCTGACCATCGATGAGAACTTACGTATTGTGCTTAATACCCGCCCCTTATCCTCATCTTTGTCAAATGCCAATAAACACTCTACTGTTATGAAGTTGCTATCAATCTTTTTTCCCGTCGGCATTTTTAGAA